TGTGCAGGTTTTTTGTGTTGGACTCTTTATGAGAATCATAACTCAGAGCATACTCCATCTGATGCATTGGTATGGGCAGTAGCAGGTTTGGCAGCAGCAGCATTAGGATTCACTTCATATGAAAAAGCTATAAATAAGAAAGATGAAACTAAGTGAGCATTTAGATTTAGCAGAGGTAACGAGGAGCGAGTCAGCCAAGAGGAGAGGGATTTCAAATATGCCAACAGAGGAGCATACTAAGAATCTCAAACTAATAGCTGAAAGTGTTTTCGAGCCTATTAGAGCCAATTTTAGACAGCCTATCCGTATTAGTAGTGGTTACAGATCACAGGCATTAAATGCTGCTATTGGCGGTGCTATGAAATCTCAGCATAGTTCTGGAGAGGCACTTGATATTGATATGGATGGAACAGAAATAAGCAACGCAGAGATATTTAAATTTATTAAAGATAAGTTAGCATACGATCAGTTAATTTGGGAATTCGGAACAAAGGAAAATCCTGATTGGGTTCATGTGAGTTATTCAGCCTCAGGAAAGCAGAGGAAACAGGTTTTGAGAGCTATAAAGGAGCAAGGCAAAACCAAGTATATACCATATGCAGACTAAACGCAGGAGGTTATTTTTTGACATAGAAACAAGTCCTAACATTGGATTATTCTGGGAGGCAGGTTTCAAAAAGAATATTGACTACTCTAATATCATAAAAGAGAGGGCAATTATTTGCATTTGTTACAAATGGGAGGATGAAAAGGAGGTTTACGGATTACATTGGGACAAGAAACAAAGCGATAAAAAAATGATTGAGGAATTTATCAAAGTAGCTGACCAATCAACTGAAATGGTTGGACACAATGGAGATAAATTTGATCTGGCATGGATCAGAACCAGATGCCTATTTCATGGCATAGATATGTTTCCAAAGTACACAACTATAGATACCCTCAAGGTTGCGAGAAGCAAGTTTAGATTTAACTCAAACAGGCTCAATTACATAGCTAATTATTTAGGCATTGGCAGTAAAATAAAAACAGAGTTTGATCTTTGGAAAGCAATACTATTGGATAGTGATCAGGCAGCAATGGAAAAAATGATTAAGTATTGCAAAAATGATGTAATTTTATTGGAGAAAGTTTTTAAGCATTTAAATAATCATATTGAACCGAAAACTCACTATGGTGTTTTGTTTGGTCAATATCGGGGAACTTGCCCTGAATGTGGTAGTGATGATATTAAAAGAAACGGAATTAGGACTACTGCAACAGGAGTGATAAAGGTTATGTATAAATGTAAAACTTGTAACAAGCATCATCAAAAAACTGACAAATGATACCTAAAAAAATAAACAAAATGAGCATTGAAGAACAGGAGGTTTTTCTGGTTAAAAAGCTACAAGAGTTACATATTAAGGAAACTATTTACAGGAGGGCATTAGCACAGGTGAGGGGAAAACATAAATTAGAAGTATCAGATTTGGAAAGACCTGATCTGTTAGAAATGAAAGATGAAGTTAAAGCTGCATGATAGAGTTGAGCCTAAGATTAAAATCAAATACCGAAAACTCGGTAAAGAGAGGGCATGGGGTATAGCTCACTCTGATGGGTTAATCGAAATTGATCCATCGGTCAAATCTAAAAAGCATTTAGAGATAGTAATACATGAGGTGTTGCACATCTTATTTCCTAAAGCATCAGAAACAGAAATTGTAAATAAATCAATAACTTTAACTAAAATATTGTGGGCAGAACATTACCGAAGGGTTGAGCCTGAAGTAATTCAGCCTTTACAGGATGGCAGCAAATGAAAAAGCATACACAGATATACATGAAATTTTTTGGATATGGAATCGAAGATTTTATTGGATGTGAAGTATGCGGTAATAAAGCTGTTGACATTCATCATATTGATAGCAGGGGTATCGGTGGCACACAAGATAAAGACAAGATCGAAAACTTAATGGCAGTATGTCGAATATGCCATGAAAGATATGGGGACAAGAAAGAACATATAGAATGGCTAAAACAAGAACATAAATTATTTATAGATAGATATGGGAAAATATACTGATAAAGAATTTTTGCGAGTAGAGATAGAAAATGGTATCAGTCTGGACAATCTACAGTTTCTGGATTTGGCTAAAAATACTGTAGCTCAGGTTCAGGGTTATGGGCAGAAAATCATTGATTACGGATGTGGAGTTGGTGCATATGCAAAGGCTGCAATGGAATTAGGATTTCAGGTAGAGGCTATTGAGAAATTCAAGGCTCACAGGGATTATTTAAAACAAAGAATTCCAGAGCTAAAGATCATCAACAAATTAAAGAATGTTGACATCATGCTATTTATCGAAGTAGCGGAGCATATGACAGATAATGAGCTTTTTGCTCTATTTGAACAGGCTACTCCTATTTGGATATTATTCAGCAGCACTCCTCATAAAACTGCTAATGATGAGCAATGGGGGCATATAAACGTAAAACAACCTAAAGAATGGGATGAGTTGTTTTTAAAGATAGGTTACAGAACTCATAAGAATTTAACCCTCCCAACAGAATGGAGTAAAATATATCAGTTAATATGAAAAAAGGTGCAGATAAAATAAAGGTTAGTTTCGGCAAGAGAAAGAAAGGTAAGGCTCAAAAATCATTTAATAAACATGACAGAAAAGAAAGAGGGTACAGGGGACAAGGTAGGTAGGCCTACAAAGTACAAAGAGGAATATTGCCAGATGCTCATAGACCATATGAGTGAGGGATATTCTTTTGATTCTTTTGCAGGGATTGTGGAGGTAAATATTGATACTTTGTATGAATGGGCGAAGGTTCAGAAAAAATTTTCCGATGCCAAACATATAGGAACAGCAAAATCAATGGCTTGGTGGGAGAGAATTGGGCGAATGGGCATGATAAATGAGATACCATTTTTCAATGATAGGATATGGAGGCTAAACATGATCAACAGATTTAGAGCTCAATGGTCAGATGGGACTAAGAACGAAAACAACGATAAAGTAAAAACTGAAATAGTTGTCAGATACGGAAATAAAACAGATAGACCTTTGGCTGCCAATAGCTCATCAGACTCAGGAGAAGGTTCTGAAATGTGATGCAAGGTTCATAGTTCTGATGTGTGGTAGGCGGTGGGGAAAGAGTGTAATCAGTCAATCCCTTGCTATTGACAATGCCCTAAATGGCAAACTTGTTGCATACATTACTCCTACCTATCAGTTAGCAAAAATATTCTATGAGGAGATAGGTAGCAGATTGGATGCTGAATATGTAACAGGAAACAAATCTGATCTGGTATTTAATTTTTTCTCTGGGGGATCAATCAGGTTTTTTACAGGTGAAAGGTTAGATAATCTCAGGGGACAGAAATTCCATCTGGCTATCATAGATGAGGCATCCTATATCCCCAACCTTGAGAATGGGTGGCTCAATGCTATCAGACCAACACTAACAGACTTTAGAGGGAAGGCTATCTTTCTGTCAACTCCTAAAGGGCAGAATTATTTCTACTCCCTGTACATGAAATCAGGAGAGCAGGGGTGGCAGAGTTTTAAGTTTACAACATACGATAATCCCCACATTGCTCCTGAGGAGATAGATGATGCCAGAACTCAACTACCTATAGCGGTATTCGAGCAGGAGTACATGGCTAACCCTATGGAAAATGCCTCCAATCCATTTGGCAGTCAGTTTATAAAAATGTGCACTAAACCTCAGAGCCTCTCAGAACCCCTTTATTTTGGCATAGATGTCGCTAAATCGGTGGATTGGACTGTTATCATAGGATTGGATCAAAACGGAAATGTGAGCTATTTAAAGCGGTTTCAGAAAGATTGGGGTAGCACTAAACAGGAAATCCTAAACCTGCCCAGAAAACCGATAGTCATAGACAGCACAGGTGTGGGCGATCCTATTTATGAGGATTTGCTTAGGCAAGGTATTCAGATTCAAGGACTTAAGTTCACATCGCAATCTAAACAGCAGTTAATGATGGGGTTGCAGACAGCAATCCAGACAGGAAAAATAGGATTCCCTCAGGGGGTAATCACAGAGGAGTTAGAAGTGTTTGAGTATCAATATACTCCAACAGGGGTTAAATACTCAGCTCCCTCTGGTTTCCATGATGATGCAGTTATGGCTCTGGCTCTGGCTTACCATAACATGACCATGAAGGCAGGATCAGGAAAATA